GTGTATACAACAACGGATACGGAGCCGACTATAACCAAGGATGGTTCTTCACCATTGGATGTAATAACCGTTCAAATTGATATGTACGCAAATGATTTTGACACGAATACAACATTAGCCGGGGCGATACGGTCAACTTTAGATTTTTATTCGGGAACGATTAATGGACAAGCGATACAAAGAATAACAATGACAAATAATAGCGATGGAGATTATAATGCGGAGTTGGGTGTTTTTTACGCTACTCAAGATTATCAAATAAGATTAAAACGCGAAAGGTGATGGAAGTTTTATTTTTAAAGGACTGGTTGAATTTGGCAACAAATAAAGTAATTAGAAAAGGATTGAGGGCGCATATAATGAAGAAAAAGGCGTTGGAATTAATTGAAAATGGAATATGCGAAGAAGTTTTGCCTTTTGGAGTTGAACAAGTGATTGAAGCAGAAACTAAAAAGGAAAAAAAGAAGAATCGAAAAAGAATATTTTAAACTTAAAATTCATACGAAATGGCAGTAAATGACATAATTAATGGAACAGACCTTCGCATCTATAAGGATGGCACAACCGCCATTGGCGAAGCGACAACGGCTACTTTATCTGTTACAAGGGAAATGCGAAACATCCTTACAAAGGATTCTCCATCATCAGGTTGGGTTTCAAATAAACCGGGTCAAAAATCGGCTACATTAACCGTTGAAGCATTGTATAGCGAAACATCAACAAACGTTCAACCAGATGTTTTATTTGATGCGTTAGATAACGGAACAGTTTTGGCTTTGACCTTGACCGAAAACACATCCGGATACAACTTCTATTCCTTTAGTGCGTATTGCACGAGCTGGGAAGTTAATACTCCGGTTGAAGACAATACATCAGTATCCGCAACCTTTACTATTTCTGGAGCGGTTTATCGAGGAACAAACGCTTAATTAAAATGAACACACCACAAACACGGATTTACAATGGTTAGATTTACAAAAATAAACAATAAGGAAGTGCCTGTTTCGTTCGGGAATGCGACATTAATTCGCTTCGAGGAAGAAACGGGCATTTCTATTTTAACGCTTGGTCAAAGTCCATTGAATTACAAGGATTCATTAAAGTTGATTTTTGAAGGGTTAAGGGATGGACACAGAAAAGAAGGAAAGAAATTTGATTTGACCTTTGAGGATATGTGCGATGAATTGGATGAAGATATGGATGCAATCACAAGGATTATGAATCTATTTGCCAATTCAATGCCACAAGAAGAAAAAAAAACGAAAACGAGTCGAACGAAAGCGCATCTGACTCAAGCAAAATAACAACTTGGAATCAAATCCGAGAAATTGCGATTGGGCAGATGGGAATGAGCAATCAAGATTTTTTAGATTCTGATTTTGTGGTGGTGATGGACGCAATCAAAGGCTTTAACCAAATGAAACAATTAGAATTCCGTAGCCAATGGGAACAAACAAGGTGGTTGGCAACGATAGGATTGCAACCTTATAGTGGAAAGGGCAAAACAATTAAGATGAAGGATCTAATTGTTTTCGATTGGGAGAAGGAAGAAAAACCAGTCAAACGAGAAATGACTGAATCGCAGAAGGAGTACAGAAGAAGGATGGATGAATTTATGAAAAAACAACACGGTCAAGCATAAGATATGGCATCAAATCAAATGAATGTATTTCTTAATTTGGACGTTAACAAGTTTAACGCTGCATTAAGGAATGCGCAAAGAAGTATGACCAAATTTGGTCGTTCAATGCAACGTGTCGGACAAAATTTAACAACATCCGTAACCTTGCCCGTTGTTGCAATCGGGGGAAATGCTTTAAGGACTGCTGCGCAATTTGAATCTGCAATGAATCAAGTTGCAGCTGTATCAGGTGCAACCGGAAAACAATTTCAAGAATTAGAAAACCTTGCAAAACAATTAGGAGAAACAACTTCATTTAGCGCAAGTCAAGCTGCCGAAGGTATGTCGTTTCTTGCAATGGCTGGTTTTGATGTAAATGATATACTACAATCAATGCCCGGAGTTTTAAACCTTGCAGCTGCCGGGCAAATGGATTTGGCAATGGCTTCGGATATTGCAAGTAATATCTTGACCGGTTTTGGCAAGGATGCAAGTGAAATGGCAAATGCCGTGGATGTACTTGCAAAAACATTTACAAGTTCAAATACAAACCTTGTTCAATTAGGTGAGGCAATGGCTTATGTTGCACCGGTAGCTAATTCTGCCGGATTGCAATTTGAAGAAGTATCTGCTGCCGTTGGATTATTAGGTAATGCCGGTATTCAAGCATCAATGGCTGGTACTGCATTGCGAGGAGCGATTAGTAGATTATTAAGTCCAACTGCTGAATCTGAAAAAATATTACATCGTCTTGGAATTACTGCTTTAGATAGTGCCGGAAATCTTCTACCATTAAATAAAATAATAGAACAACTTGAAAAAAGCGGTGCTACAACTGCCGACATATTAACCATTTTTGGAGATAGAGCCGGACCGGGCATATCTGCTTTGGTTGGTCAAGGTGCGGAATCATTAAGGGAACTAACAAAGGAATTAGAGAATAGTGGTGGAACGGCTCAATCTATTGCAGACAAACAATTAGAAGGTTTAAATGGCTCATTAAAAAGGCTTCAATCCGCATTCGAAGGATTAATGATTACCATTGCCGATTCTGGATTATTAGATGCAGCAACAAGGTTAATTGAAAGATTAACCGAATCGGTTGGTAAATTAGCCGAAAGATGGAGAAAATTAGCACCGGAAGTTCAAGAAAATATTCTATTAATAATTGGAATCGCAGCTGCGGTTGGTCCGTTATTAATGATATTCGGCAATCTTGTAACCGTTGGTGCGAGTTTAGTAGGAACATTTGCGAAACTAACCAAAGGCATAGCAAGTGGAAGTGCCGTATTTACTCGAATTATACCAATAATAGGTACGGTTATTACCTTGTTTGTTGGGATGTATAAGAATTCCGAAAATTTTAGGAATAGTATTGTTCCATTAATAAAATCCATTGGTAATCTTGGTACTGCTTTTATTAAGTTAGTTGATATTATGGTTTCGGCAGTACCCGGATTAAGTGGCATTGCTGATGTATTTAAAATATTAGGAGATAGTTTTGCGGTCGTTTTAAATGGTTGGACTGATTTATTTAATGGATTAGCTGATTTAGATTTTGGAAAAATTATTACTGGTATTTTAGATTTAAGTGGATTAGGAAATGTAAAGAGAGCAATAATTGACGGCAAAAGTTATGGGGAATCATACGCTGAAGCTGTTAAATGGGCAATGAGCAATTCATTAAATAAATCTGAAATCGACAAACTTTACGCACCGTTTCAACAAGCACCAATTCCATTTTTACCTGGTGTTTCTGCGCTTCCAAAAATGGCAACAACTCCAACAGTAACTACAACTCCAACAGTAACTACAACTCCAACAACAACAACTACTACTTCGCCAACAGTTCCATTAACAGATGAAGAAGAAGCGATTAATATAAATAAAAAACAAGCTTATTCAACTTCATTATTAAATACAGAATTATTAAATCAAGTAGAATCAATAAATCAAGTTAAATCCGCACAAGAAGTATTAAACGAAACATTTGGCGTAACACAGGAAAGGCAACAAGGGTTAATAGAAACAAATAATGCTCGATTAGAACAAGACCAAAAAATTCAAGAATCTATTGTAAGAGGGCAAACATTATTAGAAGGAATAACAAGTATAACCGCAACCGTTACAGATTCTATATTCGGAGCATTAGAGCGAGGTCAAAACGTGTTTAAATCTTTAACACAAGGATTAAAGCAAATGATTGTGCAATTAATCAAGGCGATTGCACAAGCTGCTATATTCGCAACCATTTTATCATTGATTCCGGGTGGTTCTGCGGTAGGTAAATTATTAGGTGGAATCGGATTAAAGACAGGCAAAGGTTCATTAGGAGGAAATATATTAGGATTTTTAGGACTCGCATCCGGTGGATTAGTTACCGGACCAACCGTTGCTTTAGTCGGAGAAGGATCAGGAACATCTTTATCAAATCCGGAAGTTGTCGCGCCTTTGGATAAATTACGGTCGATGTTGGATAATGGAATGAACCAATCCGGATTCATAGCCGAAACGAGAATACAAGGAAGCGATTTATTGTTGAGCATTGAAAGAGCCGAAAGAAATAGAAATAGATAAATGGCAGTAAGATTACAAGGCGATTTTTATTCTGAAAAAGGAGCGAAATATACCATTGGTATATACGATTCTTCCTTTAGTGGTTCGGCTACGGATTTTGACGCGAGTAACGTAAGCATCCAATATGATTTTGATGGAAAGGATGATGATAGATTTTGTCCAATTATATCTTCTACCGCTACGGTTACAATGATGATTGATTCGCCAACGCTTACGACATTTATTGATGATTTAGTCGGAGCTGCGGAAGATAGATTTTATTTGTTAATCGAAGATGACAACAGTCCGAATCTATTTCGATGGGCAGGTTATATATTGCCAGATTTAGTTCAAATAGAAGATGTTCCGGAAGGTATCGGATACTTATTTAATTTAAAGGCAAAAGATGGATTTAATTATTTAAAATCAATCGATTACAAACAAAGTAACGGCTTAAACTACACTGGTTACGCTACCATTGCCGAACACGTTTTAAATTGTATTAACAAGATTCCATTTATTACCGATGTTTACGGAGCTGGTAATATTTTGACAAAGGTTCTTACTAATTGGTACGAAGAGGATATGGCTCAAGATTTTGGTCAATACATATTATTCAACCGTACACGAGTAAACCATAGAGCGTTTTGGTATTATGATGCTAAAAAGAATGTTCAATTCCGTTCCGCGTATGATGTATTACGATACATTGCGATTTGTTTTGGTGGCAGATTCTTGTTTAGTTCAAGGTATATTTATTTTGTCCAAGTCAATGAATATTCAAATCCGGTTAATAGACAACCACAATTCGCTTACGCTACGGATACAAGTTTAAGGTTATCCATATTTGGTAACGAACAATTCTACTACGATTACGACCATACCGACTTGGATTCGGATTTATTTAGATTAGGTGATGGAATCATTCAATATTATCCGGCATTAAAAGAAGCCTTATTGGATTACGAACACTTGGCTACACGAAATATAACGCCTGGGGAAGTGTTCGCACACGATGATTCTCCGCAATTATTTGCATCGTTAGAAGATATTGACATTACTCAAACAAATCCATTGCTTGATATAAATCTAACCGTAAATTATACGAGTACGGATCAAAGTGTAAATCCGGCTAATTTTCAAAAACATTGGTTAGTATTTGGATGCGAATTTAAAAGCGATGGAGTTGGTGTAACCGAATACTACGCACGAAAGGTTACCATAACCAATAACGGATTCGAATATTCAAAACCAGAATGGGTAACGGATTCAAACGCAAGGGTTGAATTTGCGGTTCTTGTCGAGTTCGATGCCATTCAAACCTTTGCAACCGTAAATTTTCAAATCCTAAATTTACCAAGTGTATTCGATTACTTGATGGGGTTTGAGTTGCTACGAGCCTATAATCTAAATGGTACAGAAATAGATTTAACTCCTGGTATTACTTATTTAGATATAGAATGGCAAATTGAAAACGTGTATGTTGAATTTATCGCATTAGGTTATTATCAAGACCAAAACGATGTCTATCAATACGCAGCCGACAATGACGATTTCGCATCGACAAATTACAAAACAGGAACACTAATCGGACAAGGACCAACACAAAATAGTCCAGGTAACTTGCAAGTGTGGGATGGTTCGGATTGGGTAAATACAACAAGTTGGCAAATGGTTGGAACAATCGCGGATAAACCGATTGGACAATTAACGGTAAACGAAATAATCAAAGGTCAATTAAAGCCGGTTGAATATTTTAGCGGGATGACCTTTGTGATGAACGATGCAAAAGGTAACTTTTTGTTTCCGCATTTGGCGATAAAGTACAAATCCAATTACTATGTATTCCAAGGTGGAACGATAAACCTTATGCGCGGTGAATTTACTGGGGATTGGTGGAAAATATCAGATTTTAGTTAATATGGGATTTACAGAGAGAACATTAAAGAAATTGACATTAGGCTACGACCAGAGAGCTGCGTATCGTTCTCAATCCACGTCCATTAACGCAACACAAACATCGGTTGCGGACCAAGAAACATCCGTAAATTTATCCGAGGGTTTTGTATATCAAGAAGTATTCGAAGCCGATGGCGTTAACAAATCCTATCAAGTTACGGAAAACAACGGTTCTCTTCCGGATACGACTTCGGATATAATGGTTACGCGTAATGGTTTATTCTTAAACGATTCTTACATCGCTTCGTTAGATGGCGTAAACGGAACATTGGAATTAACCTTTACGCCTGATAGCGGAGATAGAATTGTAATTATATGGTTCTATCGAAGCGAAAACGAACAAGCAGTATTCCAAGAAGTATTTATTCCAACAGGATCGGACACGTTTACCGTTACAAAAAATGAAGGAGTTCTTCCAAGTTCGTTATATAAAATATTCGTATTTATTAATGGTATCTTTTTAGATTACGAAAAGATTTCTTCGTTTAGTCCGGGTCAAGGTCAATTCACATTGAACTTTACTCCAGATACATCTGATTCAATCGCAGCGGTTTGGTTTAAAAGTTTACCAGAGTCTAATAAAATAATCCAAGAACAATTCATAGCGGATGGA